AATACGATATTAAGAATAATATTTCCGAACCTATTCTAACCAAATATGAATATACTAAAATTTTAGGCATGAGAGCACAACAACTTGCTATGGGGGCAGAAGCACTCATTGATGTTACAGAAGACTTAAATGATGTAGTTCTTATTGCCGAAGAAGAATTAAGACAAAGAAAAACACCTATAATTATTCAAAGAAATATAGGAGTTAATAAATATGAATATTGGAAGATTGAAGATTTAGCAGTTTATAGTAATTGAAAAAATAATATATAAAGTTATAAATTTTTTAATTCTTCCATCTGTTTCCACAATTTAAGCAAGTAATAAAGATAGTCATTGCTTCATCCGCACTGCGTGTCTGTACTTCATAATAAGCAGTCTCTCTGCTCTTGCATCTTTTACATTCGAATTGGTCAGTCATTGCTTCTTTCTTAGTTTCAAATAGAACCTTATCTCTTCTATATTTTTCGTCAATTAATTCCTTCCAATTTTCAGGAAATAATTGTTGGTAATTCATATTCACCAATTCTTTTGGAGTAAATTCATTTTTCTTCAATCTAACTAAAAGTCTTTTATTATTAATATAACTCTTTGAATGTAGATTTGTATATAGAGACCGGGCCTTATTAATATAAATAGTTTTAACATAACTACTACTCCAACAAGGAACAATATTTTTCTCAATACTAGAATTTATAGTATAATTAAATATATTCTTTTCCAAATCTTTAAAGTAATCTATCATTTTTTCTTTTTCCTTTTGTGTCAAAAGAGTTAATAGGAGTTCCAATGTTTTAATTCTAATTTCGTCTTTTAAATCTTTTACCTCTTTTTCCTCGTATAGAATATCTTTATTATCTACATCATTACTTTTAATAAATTTTTTCTTGGGGAGTTTTTTTTTCTTTTCTTCCTCTTCTGCTTCATCTTCTGATGATTCATTTTCATCTCCATAATTATCAATGTTAAATTCTTCTTCTTCATCTTCAGTCTTTGGTTCTTCACTATCACTGAAAATATTTCCTCCATCATCAGATACTTCAGACCCTTCTTCATTTTCCATACAAGTTAAATAAAGAGCATTGTAAATATTTTCAAAAATTTCAATATTAAGTTGCGCATATTTATTATTGTCTAGTAGACAAACAAATAAATCACCAAAATAATTATAATCTTTATCAGGTATAGGTAATTGATGTATATTTAGATTTTTCTTATCACCCTGATTTCTCCCAAATAACTTTAAAACTTTTTTCTTTTCCAATTCCCATTGATGTAATTCTTCTAAATCCTGTTCACTGCTTAGTTTATCCAAAAATGTTTCAAACTTAAATTGTTCATTTTTTTTTATATAAATATTGAGTTCTTCAATATCACCATTGATAGATAGTTTAATTATTGAAACCATATTTAATTCTACTAAAAATCATAAATTTAAATCAATTTTAAAATTGATTATTTAAATATTAAGTATCATTTATTATAATAATGGAAACCATTTTAGAAAAAATTCATAATTTCAATAAAACTCAAATTGAAACTTATAATATTAATAACAAAATAGAAATTGTTCTCGGAAAATATATTAGCGAGGAAATTTTCTGTAATAAAATGAAAGATGTCATAGAATTTATAAAAAATTTTAGAAATTATAAATTATATTATAGTCAAGGGAAGACTTATAAATTGGAAAATCTCGAAATAAAAACATATAACAATAAAAGAAATACTTGTAAAACATCAGAAGTTATGGAAAAAAAAGTTTTAAAAACTGATAATTTTGATATTCTTTTACTGAATGTTTTAGAGAAAGATATTGAAGTTATACCAATAAAAAAAGAATATAAAGATGAATATAGTTATGATGAAATAGTTATTACAATTTCTAGTAAAATAGATTTAATATTCGAAACCTATAATGAAATGAATTTTATCAAAATTAAAATTAATTTAGAAAAGGAACTTCCATATACATATCAAGATGAAATTATTGATAATTTAAAAGAAGTATTTAATTTATTAAAAGGAATTGAAAGTTATTAATTTTTAGGTCTGCATATTTTGAATATATTCATAATAAAATTCCTTGGTATTTTAAATTCATTATTTTGGGTCATCATTGCCAATTCAAGAGCAGGTTCAAAAACAATTTCAATCCCATCTATTATTTTCTCTTTTATTTCTTGTAATTCTTCACTTTTTTTTACTTCATTTTCTAAAATATGTAAAAGAAGTGATAAAATAAGTTTTTTCTTATTTTCTGATGGCATTTTTTTCATTTTTCTAGTGAAAATCAATCCATAATGAACCACATCCATTAATAAAAAATTATCATTTGCTTTCCAATCACATTTATTTTCTCTTAATGATTCAAATAATTTGGTAATTGATTGTATTAAAGATTGTAATTGCTTGTCTTTTAATGAAATTTTCTTAATAATTTCACCTTTTTTTGTTATAGTTTTTAAATTTATATTTTCCAAATCAATATTAAAATCACTCATAATATTATATAAAAATAAAATAAATTTTTAATAAAATTATTTTATTAATATATAGTAATATGCTTAAGATACTTATTTTTGTAATAATAATTTTAGTTATGGCGGTTGTTTACATTTATGGTTTACTTTTGGATAAGAAAGATCCTATTGAAATTATCAAAAATGATAATAATAATAGACTTAATAATAGAAAAAATAATAAAAGTTTAGTATTGAATACTGATTCTATTTTTAGTTCAACTGATATAATTAAACCAACTTTTCAATTTTCAACCAAAGATACGGAAAAGTTAAACGACAATAAAAATATCAAAATAAATAACCTACGAATATATGATGATTTATTAATTGATGATAATAAATATTTTTTTGATAAGGAATTATTTATTGATTTCGAATATGAATTACCCGAAAATGAAAGATTTTATTTTACAATCTTAATTGATGCCGTAGAAGAGAAAAAACATAAAATTAATTTTAGTAAAAATATTTATTTAGTAACTGGTAAAGGAGATTTAAAATCTAATCCACTATCCTTTACAATTTCTAGTATTCCAGGAAATTATTCAGATATATTAATCTCTAGAGTAAGAGTATTGGTAAATGATATGAAGAATGAAATAGTTTTTAATCATATCACTCCTATGGATATTATTATTGAACATCCTAAAAAAAAAGATTTAAAAGAAAATAAAATAGAATTACAATATACCCCACCTTCATTCCTCTAAATACTTAATTTACATAATCTATAAAAGGTTGTTAAACCGTTAGTTCTACTAGGATAAGTAATTTTTACTATTTCATTAAGTTTTACTCCATATATCATTGCCAATGGATCATTTAAAATAACATTGGGTAAAAGTGTTTCTTTCGCAATATTATATTTTTGTATCAATTCTTGTTTTCCTTCATCCGAAAGAATTTTATATTTTGGAACTAATCTATTTTCTGTAATATCATAAAGTAGAGTATTTAACCAAAATACTTGAAAGAAAATTTTATCCTTATTATACATATTCAGCATATAATTTTCTAAATTACCTTCAAATTTTAATTTAGATTTTGTAATAAATATACACTGATCTTTTTTATTTAAAAACTCTTCTTCATAATAATAATTTTCTATATATTTTTCAATTATTGTACTCCTGCACTTTTCAGTCAATATATATTTGACAAAAACCTTAGTATCACCGCAATCAACCAAAATATCAATTGTATCGTGAATAGTAACTATTTTTTTATCTCTGTTTTGATACAAAATCATTAATTCATCCCTAGTTTGGTTTTCATATTTAGTAGTATTACAACCTCTAAGTTTTAGTATCTTTAGTATCATTTGACGTGATTTATATATATTTTCAAAATCCATTATTCTTATTATAATAAAAAAATATTTTAAATAATTTCAATTTTTTATTTTTCTCTATTATTTCATTTATCTTTATTATTTCATTTATCTTTATTATTTCATTTATCTTTATTATTTCATTTATCTTTATTATTTCATTTATCTGTATTTTTTTCTTCCAATGAATTTTTATTTAAATCAGGATATATTTTATCTATCTTTTCTCCTGTATTTAATCTTAATTGTAATCCTAATGCTTCACATTCTTGAATTAATAACTGAATTGTATATGGAATATTTACCCTACTAAAACTAAAACTCTTATTATTTCTATTAACTAATTCAAAATCACCATATCTATTCTTACTATATTCAATTGGTCCGTCACATGAAGGACTTAAGTAAATATTCTTCTTGGGATTATAAGCAGCAAACTCTCCCGTATGATTACTGATAGTCACAAAATTTTCATTACCATCTGATCTTTCCATCATTGACTCTTTTAAGAATTGTGATAAACCATGTGAAATAATGGCGTCACGTTCCATCTCACCAATTCTTAAACCACCTCCAGCTGCTTTACCTGACGGAGGTTGTCTCTCGCGCATTGTAACAGGTCCTCGTGCTCGTGAATTAATCTTATCTTGAACCATTTGTTTCAATCTTTGATAGTATGTAGGTCCCATAAAAATTTTACAATTCATTTGTTCACCAGTTCTTCCACTATATAAAATTTCATCCCCAGTATGACTATAATTACATTTTTCCTCTAAAATATTACCTAATTCTTCTATATTTTGTTCCTGAAAAGCAGTTCCATCAAAGGTAAAACCTAAACTTGTAGATATTTTTGAACCTAATGATTCCAAAAACTGACCAACGGTCATACGACTTGGGAAAGCGTGTGGATTAACCAACATATCAGGAACTATACCATCCTTACTATATGGCATATCTTCGCCATTCATTACAATACCAATAGTTCCTTTTTGTCCGTGCCTAGAAGAAAATTTATCTCCAATTTCGGGAATTCTAGTTGAACATAATCTAATCTTACACATTCTATGATTATCAGAATTTGTGCTAAAAAGATAAACTTTATCAACTAAACCTCCCGCATCTTTCTTGACACCCAAACTATCATCATTAATTCCTTCCTCATTTTCAGTATATTGTGCTACTAAAACATCTTTTTCTTTGACATAAACATTTTCTTTAACAATACCAAATTTATCTATCTTCGAGTAATCATATCCTTTTTTAGGTGTTATTTCATTTTCTTCAAAATGACTATAAAATGTATTACTTGTTTTTTGTTTATCTCTATATTCACTCGATTCATAAACCTTGTAATAGGTTGAATTGAATAATCCTTTTTCCAGTGATTTTCTATTTATAATAACGGAGTCTTCTTGGTTATACCCAGAATAAGAACATAAAGCCACTATAATATTATTACCACAAGGTAAATCGGCATTCATAATATATTTAGACATACGAGTATTAACTAATGGTTTCTGTGGATAATTTAGGACATGTGCACCGCTATCCATTCTATTCCTATAATTACTACAATATACTCCCACCGCTTGTTTTCCTTGACCCGCGCCATATACATTTCTAGGAGCTTGACTATGGTTAGGGAAAGGAATAATAAAACCCAGATGACCGAAAATAACTGAAGGATGTAATTCACAATGAGTGTAACTGGTTTCAAATGGATCTGTATTTCTTAATATATCCTGAGATGCAGAAACTAAACAATTATCTAGTTCATCTACATCAATATATTCAATTACACCCTGTGTTTTTTCTAAACTCTTAATTAAGGTATCAATATTTTCTTTACAATCATAATCACAATTATAATAATCTAATCTTGATTTCTTTTTATCAAAACCTGAAATAAAATTATCCCAATCATATAAATTCAATTTCAATTTAGTAATATGTTCATTCGTCATTAGTAATTTATTATCATTGACAATTGGAATTGGTCTACAACATCTTCCTCCATCTGTGGAAATATACAATTCATTAAATCTTCTGTCCCAATTTAAAGATGTAAAAACATTAATTATTCCGTTTCTCCTAAATAATTTCATGACATAATTTAATTTATCCATATCATAGTGAATACCTAAAAGATTACCGTTTAAAAATACTTTTCCTAAATTTAATTCATCATTTGAAATTTCATTTAAATATCTCATACCTAATTGTTTTAAACATTTCTCAATAGGTTTATTATCACAACCAAAAGTAATATGTGCCATAATAGTCATATGTTTCTTGATACCCACATTACCTCCGTCTGGTGCTTCAATTGGACATATAATACCAAACTGAGTGGGGTGTAATTTTCTTTGACCTAGAGGAATTCTACTATCTTTCGGCATAGGAGTGTTAATTCTTCTAGTATGAGAAATAATATCTGATATACCTCTTCTACTTAATGATTGAATTAAACCTGATTTATTTAAGATTGTTCCTATTTTAAATGCTCTCAAAATATCTTTTTCAAATCTAACTGTGCTAAATATTTTCCTAATATTTGCATTATTTACAATATTATCAATATCATTAATATAAGTTGATTCATTAAATCTATATTCAGTATCAATTTGAAGTTTGATATCTCTTTGAAATTGAATAAAACTATCCCTAAATAATCCTGCCAATAAAAAACCAGATAAATCAACTCTCTTATAAGCAAAACTATCTCTATCTGTATTACTTATTAATTTATTTTTATTGTAAAGTAATTTCTTAACCATATTTCCTAAGAAATATGCTTTACTTGAATATGAACTTCCAATATGAGGAACCAATTCTGTATTAAATATATTAACTACCTCACTTGCTGAAGATCCTTTAGTAAATTGTTTCATATACTTAATACAACTTAAACTATCATATAAGAAATTCCCATCATAGATGGTAGGTATCATATCATTTATTAATTCTTGTGTTATGGAATCTTCTAAATCACCGAATATCAATTCCAATATTTCTTTATCGGACTCATATCCTAAAGCTCTAAATATTATGAATAATGGTATCCTCTCGTTTAATCCAGGTAGTCTTAAATACATAGTATTATCTTTTTTGTTAATACTAATTTCTGTTGTTTTAGGATATTTGAATTTACCTACGGGAACTGATTTAATATTTACTGTATGACTTAATTTATCATCATTTACTGATTGAACATATATCTTATTTTCTGCTTTTCTCTCATGTGAAACTATAACTTTTTCAGCACCATCAACAATAAAATATCCTCCTTGTTCATAAGGACATTCACCCATACTTTTTAAAGTTTCAAATGTATGATTGTGTAAAACACATATTTTAGAATGAAGCATAATTGGAATTGAGCATAAAAACATTCTAGAGAAAGTTTTTTTACTACTTTCACTAGCAATTTCTCTTTCTTGTTTGGATAAACTATTATTTCTGATTACCATATCAATATCACAAAAAATATCAGAACTATAAGTTAGGTTTTTTAATCTGGCTTCATTTGGAAACATTTGTTTTTTTCTACCATTATCGCTAATTACTGGTTTACCTAAATAAATCTTGTTTCCATTAATTCCTCCATAATATAAATCAATCTCATATTTGTAAGTATAATCTTTTCCAGAATCATTATCTTCTCTTTCTAAGAAAATTGTTTGCGGATTATTCTCTTTTAAAGTCTGAGGTATTTTAGTTAATATAAAATCATTATATGAATCTAAATGGTGATTAGTTAAATAATAATTCTTCTTAAAAGGTAATTTATTTTCTTTGTCTTCTGGTAAATCTTTAAAATAACTATAAATTACAGTCCATAAATCTTCTTCTTTAATAAAATCATTGTTTTTTGGTTGAACTTCAATATTATTATTCATCTTTTATAATATAAAATGATAATTTATTTTAAAATTATTTTATTAATTATATTATAATGAATTTAACTATATTATTAATTTAAATTAGTAATCATATAATTCATTTATTTTTATAATGTTTATATATATATGAAATTTACGTTATGTCTTCTTGTGTTAATATTTATATATGTAAATTTTAAAAATAAAGAACATTTTAACCAACAAATAAAAGAAAAAAAATATATTATTTTATATACCATAAGAAAGAGTGGTACACATTTACTTTCGGATATTATTTCTCTTATGATAAATCCAAAAGTAAATATTTATGATAAAAGTGAAATGTATTCAATTATTCCTCATCGACCAATAAGAAATAATAAATTCATAAATAAAAAACATCATAAAATATTTAATCAACATATAAATGATTTAAATTTAGAATATAAAAATATTTCCAAATTAATTTTAACTATTAGAAATCCAATAGACTTATGTATATCTAGATTTTACTATAACGAAAAAAGAAATCCTAATTCAAATATTTCTATTTATGATTATATAAAAAAAAATTTGAATAATTTAATTAAAGAATGTTTAGAACAGATTAATTTAAGTCGAAACCACAATGATAATATATTGATTAGATTTGAAGATATAGTTATGAAAAAAAAAGATACAACATTAGAGGTCTACAATTTTATTAAAGATTTTTTGAATTTAGGTAAGATAGATTTGGAAATGATTTTAAATAAAACTTCTTTTGATAAAGTTCAAAAAGAAGAAAATAAAAATGGATATAAAGTTGGTAAAAAACAACCATTTTTATTTCACAGAAAAGGAGGCATAGGGCAATGGAATGAAGAACTTAAACAGGAAGAATTTGATGAAATACTTAAATTAATACCTCAAAAAATAAAATATTTCTATTCAGATATTTTAAAAAATTAATTTTTTTTTAATGTTTTATCTAAAATAAAAAATTATTTTATTAATTATATAATAATGAATTTATATGATTTAGTCATTCTCCAATATAATCAAATTTTCGATTTATACAAAATAGATGAAGATATTAAAGAATATCTTACTTTTCCTAAAAATGAAATTATGGTTAATTATCCTATTAGATTAGATGATGGTAAAGTAAAAATGCTTAAGGCATATCGTGTTCAACATAATAATGTTTTGGGTCCCTTTAAAGGAGGAATTCGATTTAGTCAAGATATATATCTAGATGAAGTTAAATCACTTGCTTTCTGGATGACTATTAAATGTTCTTTACAAAATATTCCTTTCGGGGGTGCTAAAGGAGGAATAAAAATTAATCCTTATGAATATAGCATCAGTGAATTAGAAAGAATTAGTAAAGGATATTCTGAAGTTATGTATAAATATATTGGAGAAAATAGAGATATTCCAGCACCAGATTTAGGGACTAATTCTCAAATTATGGATTGGATGACTGATGCATATCAGAAAAAAGGTAGAACTCATAATAATTCAGTTTTCACAGGTAAATCAATACATTGTGGAGGTTCTAAAGGAAGAGAAGAAGCAACAGGATTTGGCGTAGTTGAATGTATAAAATTATGGGCTCGAAAAAAAAATATAGATTTATGTGGTAAAACATATATTGTTCAAGGTTTTGGAAATGTAGGTTCTAATACTGCAATCTTATTATCACAACTAGGAATGATTTGTATAGGCGTAGCAGATCATACTAGATGTATTAAAAGTGAAGAAGGATTTAATGTCTATAAATTACAAAAACATTGTAAAGAACATAAAAATATAGAAAAATACCCATATGGTGAAACTATAAATAAAGAAGATTTCTTTTCTATAGAATGCTCTATTATAATTCCAGCAGCAAAAGAATTAGTTATAGTAGGAGAAGAAGATGGTAATAAATTAAATTGTGAATTAGTAGTTGAAGCAGCCAATGGTCCTATAGATACAGAAGCAGAAAAAATAATTCTGGATAAAGGTATAGAAATTATTCCTGATATTTTAGCAAATTCTGGTGGCGTAGTTGTTAGTTACTATGAATGGTTACAAAATAAAAGATGTGAGTATTGGACTAAAAAAGAAGTTTTAGAGAAATTGGAATCAAGAATGGAAGATACTTTTAATTTAGTTTATGAAAAATCAAAAATTGAAAAAATTAGCATGAGAAATGCCTGCTATATTTTAAGTATTCAAAAAATAGCAGAAAAAATAAAAAGAAGAAAATTATTCTGAAAATAAATCTATACATTGTTTCAACTCTTGATCATTACTAAATAATATTTTATCATAGTTTTCCATTATTAAATATTCTTCTTTATACATAAAAACTAGATTATCATATAAAATTCTAAAAACTAAATCATAAATATATGTTTCTAAATTTATCTGTTCTTCTTTTTCAAATTCTTCAAATAGAACATGTGTAGAATAACACTCATAACCTCCCAATCTCTTTAATATATTTTTTTTAATCATATAAAAATAAGTGTAATTTCTATTATAATTTGGTTCAACTTTAATATAACCATCCTCTATTTTCATTCTCATTATACTTAGAAAACCTAAATAATATCTTAATCTATCTTTTCTTCTCTGTAAATCTTTTTCTATAAATTGTTTTTCTTCTTGAATTAAATTTGAAGATAATAATTTATTAAGTGATTTTTCTTTATCAGGTCTATAAAAATAAAATTTATTGATATCTTGATTAATTTTTAATATCGGATTAAATAATGGTTCTATCGTATCTATAATACAATTACTGGGTGTAATATATAAATATTCTGTTTTGTGTTCTTCTTGAAAATATTGTTTTCTAGGTGTTGAAGTAAACTCCATTACAATTGATAGGACATTGAAATTACTAAGAAAATGACTTAATTCTATAATAGAATTATATTGTTCTTCATTTACAAAATTAGGATAAACTATAGTATTAAGTCTATTAATATTCTTATTCTCATACATTTTATCTATTAATACTTGGTAATATTCAATATTAGAAAATCTATTTCTATATTTACCTAAAACAAATGGATTTTCATGATTATTATTTTCCGGGGAACTAGGAAAACAACCAATTTGAAAAAAAATAATTTTAGGTATTTGATTATTAATTATAATTTTTTTAATTAAGTCATTAGTAAAATCTCTAAAACTCATGCTAGTAAAGTTACAAAAAATAACTTTAAATTATTTTAATTTTAAAAGACTTAATAATGAACTCGAATTTTTATTACAACAACCGTTACAACTGGTTTCCTTACTATCAATAAAATATATGAATAAAGCAATTATAATTAAAACAAATCCCGTATGAATTGCTCTTTTATCATTTATTAATATTTCTGTTAATTTTTTAATGAATATAATAAATTTTTGAAAATTTGTTAAACTTGGACTAGGTGTGGGACTTGGACTATTAGAAAAAATTTCTAAATTATCACTTGAAGTATCTTTAACTAATTGAACTATTTCATCTATTATATCAAATACACTTTTAGAAAAATCATCTATAACAGAAGTAAAACTTTGATTTTCTATTCTCATTTTTTCATTTTTTGCCTCTGCCAATTTATTTAAAGAATTAATTGCTTCATATTTATTTTTGTCTAAGAAACTGTAATATTTATTAAGTTGCTCTTCTCTCATATCAGATAATAAATTACTATCAAAATCAGACTCTAATGTTTTTTGATAATTCATTTGTTGTCTATCATTTTCACTACTTATATCTTCATCACCATCGTCATCCTCTGTTTCTTCCGGAGCTAATTTTTCAATATGATAATCTATTGGGAAAATTTTTTCTATACCAAAATTTTTATCTGTTAATTGGTAATAATAAAAAATATTATCTAAAAATAAATCATCTAAACTGGTCAATTCATAAATACCACCTAGTTTCTCTGCTTCTATTTGATTGTTAAATTCATTTTTTTTATTATTAAATAATTTCAATAAATTTCTTTTTTGATTTTCTTTGATATTATCAAGATGTTCTTTGAGTTTTGCATTATGTATTATATAAAATAATGTTAGGTAATTGAATGCTATTTTAAAATTAGGTTCTATTTTATAAAAAATTTGTTCTAATAGTTTTATGTCTTTAAAATTATTTTCTATATCTTTTGATATGATACTAAATTTAGTTTCTAATAATTCATTAGTATTTAGTTCATTAGCATCTTCGAATTCTGGAATTTTATACATTTTTTTACTTTCTTTTTCGTCTATTAATAATCCTATTTTACCCTGGTAATTTTTTGGTCTACTTGGTATTCTTGTAACATAGAAATCATTTAAGATATTAAATTTATTTTCATAAGTATTAGCATCTATATAATCCTTATTGTATAATAGGTATGGTTCAAATTCTAAATTAGATATTCCTTTTTCATTAAAATAATTAGGATTATCATTATCAATATCTTCAATAATTGCTTTATAGTGTAATATTCCTATCTCAAAAAGAAATTTTTTAATTTTTTCATAATTACTTTGGATTTCTTTTTCCTTTGCTACGGCATTATTATACAATTCAGCACTATAATAATCTCCTAAATTACCGACGCCAGAACCTTTAAAGATACCCATATAAAATGGATATAGACCAGTATGTTTCAAAATAAAAATTATTTGATTGAATATTGTTTTGTTATTCCTATCACCCTGATAAAAAAATAAACCTAATTTTTTTAATAATTGATTTTGATTATTATCTTTATACGTGTTGTCTAATTTTAAAGATTTGATAAATACATCATCAGAATATGCCATATCACTCATATCAATAAAATCATCAAACCTTTCAAAATCTTCTAAAATTTTATTAACTATATTCCAATCATTTTCATTATTAATATCCATAAAATAAATATTAAAGAAATTCTTATAAAATAATAAAATTTCAAAAGCTTTATTTTTTTTATTTTGTTTTTCATTTATTTGTTCATCGCTATCATTTTGTAATCCTTTATACGTCTCAGATATAAAATTTTTGAAATTATCATATTCATTTAAAATCAAACTTTTATTATTTCTACCTAATATTTTATTTTCCAACTTACTTAAATTATTATTGGTAGTATAAAAGGTTTCTATATTTTTGGGTTTTATCTTACTTCCTATAAGAATATGTATTAACACCAAAAAAACTAAAAATGGTATAACTAAAAAAGGTTGGTAAATACAAATTAATAAACCAGCGAATAATAAAGTTAATTTTTTACAGTTATCAACATCTTTGTTAATTAAAAATGATATTAACAAAAGAAAAACTATAAATATTATATATTTGTATTCATTAAAATGTTTTTTACCTAATTTTTTTATAATATTATGTGGAAATTTCATTTATAATATTATTATAAAAAAATTAAATTAATTAAAACAAAATTATAACCTAATCAAATAATATTAATTAAGTCAACGTGAGAAAGCATATGTCTTCTACAACAATATCTTTTTAAACCCAATTTATCCATAACTTTCCCTCTATGGGTTTTTTCTATTTTGTTTGTACTCATATTAATAGTGTCACTAGTTGAAGTGTCACTAGTTGAAGTTTCCTTCTTAATTTCTCTTTGATATGCATTATACAAATCTCCAATTACTTTACCACAAGTTAAACATCTGACTGGAATAATCATTTTTATATATATAATATCTATAAAAATATATCAATTTTTTTTAAATAAATATATTATTCGATAAAAATATATCAATTTTTTTTAAATAAATATATTATTCGATAAAAAAACATATAAAAAAAAATAGATTAATTATAATATGTCAATTTCAATTGAAACAATAAATAAATATCTTTCCAAATATTTATTCAATAAAGAGGTGAAACACTTTATATTAGACCCCCTAACTTGTATTATAAGATGTTCTATACTTTCATATAAACCAAAAGGAACTAAAATTAGTATTTATGAAAATAGAATTTCTTTTTGTGACCCTAATATTTTACAAGGAACTTTGAGATGGACTAGTGGAGATAAACGGGAAGACCTTCATAATATATATAATCCTATAATTAAATCAACACAGTGGTATAGTAATACTGATGAAAATGTTAAGAATATATTTAGATTGGCAAAAAAAGGTTTAAGTAAATTAAAAAATTCATACGAAGAAAATTCTATTATTTCTCATTCTCTGGAATTATATATAAATATTATAGATTTATTTATAAATTCATCAAGCGAATGCATGGATGAATTTTTTAAATCAAGGAAATTAGAATATAATAAATGTGATAAAGAAGATAAAGATAATAAAATTTATAAAGAATTGAAGGGTCTATGGGATAAAGATCAAATATCAATTATTAATAATATTTTAATTCAAGTAGAAAAAGATAATAATAATAGTAAAGAATGGTTGGATGCATTAGATACTATTCTTTCTAGTAAAGAAAAATGTGTTAGTGAAATAATAATTAAAAATACAACCCAATTAAAGTAGTTTATTTTTGAAAATTAAAATATTTATATTATATTATAAAAAATGTCAAATGTATTAAATGTGGTCCGACAGAATTTATTGAGTATTAATCAATTAAAACAAAATTATCAATCTTCTGACTCTAGACTTAAAAGTTTAGAAGAACAAGTAAATATTCTTACTGAATTATTAAATTCCCTTCAAAAACCAATTGCCAAACAACCGGTAGTTGAATCACCTGCTGATGAAGAACCAGTAGTTGAATCACCTGCTGATGAAGAACCCGTTACTGAAGAAGGTAATTTAAATTTAGAAGTTCAATAATTTATTTTTTTTTGAGTGCTTTCTTTTTGGTTTTCTTTTTTGGTTTTTTAGAATTTTTCTTTGGTTTAGTTGGTTTTTTACCTACAGAATTATTTGCGGAGTGTTTTTTCTTGCCTTTATTTGTTCCTTTTTTCTTTTTAATAATAGCATTTATTAATTTACCATTAATAATATTATTTTTTCTTGCTCTTACTAACATTAAATTACTTTTTTTCGTATTTTTATGCTCCTTTAAATATTCTTCTACAAAATTATGAATTGAATCGAAACTTCTTTCTCCGTCATATTCTTTAATTAATTCTCCTTGTTTATATAATCTAATAGTAGGAAATCCTCTTAATTCTTCTTCTCCTGGTGATTTTTTATAATCACTCATATTACTACTTTCAACTTTTGCTAATTTAATTTCATCTGGGTGATTATCTCCTAATTTTTCCCATTCTCCTTCCATATCTCTACAATGACCACACCATACCGCATAAAACCAAATGAGAACAATTCCTTTTTTTTTCTCTTTATTAAGAGCCATAACTTGTTGTGGTGAACTAGTTTGAATTATCATATTTATACTATTAGTTTAGATATTAATATTTAAAAAATGAGTATTTATTAAATTTAATTATGTCTGAGAATTTTAGGAAAATAGATATTTATGATGGAGGTCTCAAAATATCTGATAATAAACGCAGTAAACCAGGATGTATAAGATTTAAAAATAATAAATTTGAAGTTTTTAGTGGAATTATAGATTGTGAAAATAATGAATGGAGTAATATTATGCCTAGAATTGCTTCTGAAGATAATTTAGGATATATAAAAGTAGGAAATAATTTATATATTGACACTGAATCCGGAAAATTAAATAGTATATCTACAAGTAAATCACAAATTAATCAAAATATAATTCATATATCGAATAAAATATTTAAAGATGAAAGTAATGAATACTTCAAAACAGATTTTAGGTATATACGCGAAGCATTGGATTTTTTAAAAGATAAATCCGAAAACTGGTTTATAAAATTATGTCCTGGAGAATATGAAGAAGAAACAATAATTTTACCATCTAATATAATTATGGAAGGATATGGAATTGAAAATACTATTATTAAATGTAAAAATATAGTTTTAGGTAATAATTGTGGATTAAAAAACTTAAATCTTAAATTTTACTCTTCTGAAAAAGTTTTAATAAATGTAAAACCCGAAAGTAAAGTTACATTAGATAATATAATTATACTGGACTTTTATAATTTAGGTAATCAACTTATTCAAATAGAAAATGGAACTCTTGTAATTAACAACTCAAATATAAATATTAATTATTTTACTCAAGAAGAAGAAAAAGATTTAGGTAATAATCTTATTAAATGTGATATATCATCTAAATTAGAAATTTTAAATTCCAATATAAAAATATTAAACTGCTCAAATTCACTAAATATATTTGATTGTGAGTATTCGGATGTAACTGTAAAAAATAGTGAAATTGTTATGGATTTTGAACCGGATTTTTTTATGGTAGATATAGAGGACTTTAATTTTTGTATTTTTAATAATTTATATTCCAATATAGATATTTTTAATTCTCAAATTTTAAATGGATACTCTAATAATATTTTTAATAATCATGAAGAAGAAATATTTTTTACACAATTAATTGAAAATATTTCCATTAAAAATAATATTATAGAATTTAAAATGGATGAACCAGTTTTTAACAATATAAGAGGAATTAAAATTAATGAAAATAAAATTAAAATTCAAAATATTAATAAAAAAGGAAATATTTTCAAATTAAAATTTGAACCTGAAAATACAGAAATTAAAGAAGGTAAATATAGAGATGTAATATTAGAAATAATATATGAAATAAAGACAATTAATTCATATATAAGGGGGTATAAGGAAAAAAATGTAAATTTGGCCGAACATTATTTTTTAACTACTTTTAATACTGGTTTTTAATTCATCTTCTAATTCTTTATCTAGTTTTTTTTCAAATTCCTTATCTTTTTTTAAAAATTCTTTTTTTTCATCTTCTTCATTTTGTTCTTGTTTTTTAATCATTTCTTTATCTTCATCTGCGCTCTCTTCAATATTAGTAATCAGATTAAAGACATCATCGTTTATATTAAAATGAGATCCATTAGTATTTCCATTTATCTCCATTCGTTTATTAGTATTATTATAGTGCTTTAATGATATCCCTATTTTTTCCCAATGAATATCTTCATAATCATCAATACTACTCTCTAATAATCCTTTCCCCTCGAGGAATGACTCATCTAAAAATTTATTATTTTCCCAATGACTTTTCCTAAATCCTAAAGTATGCTCCAACACTCTTGCCTCATAACCGATTGAATATGAAGATAAATTTACATTTGAAATAATTTTATTAATTTCAAATAAACCTAAACCTGAACATCCAACCACATTTTTTTTTAAATGAAGTAAAGAAGCAACTCTAAATTTAACAGATCCGGGTAAATAATAATCATCATCGTCCATACATACAATAAATTCTCCAGTTGCTTTTTCACAAGCAATATTTCTTTTAGTTCCAACTTTTAATGGTTCTTCATTATCTAATTTAGTATATTTAATTCTTTCATCATTAGGCAATAAATCTTGTATATCTTCTTTTCCATCATCAATAATTATCCATTCTATTTTGTCTTTCGGATAATCAGTCATTTGGAAATTTCGAATACTCAATTTGAAAAATTTCCTTCTATTATAAGTTGGTGTTATAATTGAAACACTTGGGAAGTCTTCTTCAAATATTTCAATTTTAGGATTTATATTAGGAATAGATTTATGTTTATCCCAAACTTTATCAAAGAATTCTTTCATATTTTTATCAAACGTCATTTCTTCCTTTTGAATATTTTTTTTATTTCTTTCAGTCATTTCCTCTAATAATAATTCATCTTCATTTTGAATTTTAATTACCTTTTCGATTGTTAATTTTAAATCTTCTACGTCTACTTTATATTCACTACCCAGAGTATATTTCATTTTAGATTTCTTTTTAGTTTTGATTAGAAAACCGTCGTAATTATTAGTAATGAATTTATTATATAAAATACAATCTAAAGTTATTGGAATTGATTTTACTGTTTGACATAAGTGTAGTGTATTTGCGAAACTAGTTGCCGAACTTAAACAAATATGTATTCCATGTGTATTAATTAATTTGACAAATTCTTCTGTGTGTAAATATTTATCTAAATAAATTATATTTTCCTGTTCTTTTTTTTCCAAGTTTCTATTTTTTAAATAATTTTCACCACATAAAACATTTAATTTAGGAAATTCTGGTTTCCATACTTCTAATAATTTATCTAATTGACGATATGAAGAATGACCCGCAATTGTTAAAAATTCTGAGTAATCTTTGGTGATAGAAGTTTCAAGGTAATTTTTATTTTTCCAACCTAAATTAATTATTTTTTCTTTATCTACATATTGTAATACAATATCGGAAGCATATTGAGTTTTAGTTACAATATAATCCATTTTTTTTAGTGCCGAAACCCATGTTTTATGAAATTTATGAGGATCTATTATCATAATATTTATAGGTGCATATTTGAATAGTGAATAATTTATAATACCAACAAAAATATTAACATCCGCAATTGAAGCATTTGTTTCTCTAAATTGATAATAATTAAATAATATTTTTTTTTTTCTGTATAGTTTTTTTAGCGTATATGATAATGTTTGACAGTCTTCAGTTAAAGAATGACCATTATTTACAGAAATAACATTGATTTTCATATATAACATATTTTATAAAAAAATGTATAATTTATACCGCATAAAAATATGTCATTATAAAAAAAATTGATTAATATAAATTCATTATATTATAATTCATTATGTCTATCGATTTCGGTGAAACTAAAACTACTATAATTCAAGCCTATCATGACCACTATCCCTGGGAATTTTATCAAAAATATCCGGAAACTTGTGTTACAAAACTTCATCTAGGAGATACACTTCTCAATCAGGTACTTCAAGGTTCGGATTTTAAAAAGAAGATGATTATCCTTCACAAGGAATATGATATCAGAAAGGAAATGGACGAACTAAAAACTAAACTTCCTCTTATTACCCAGAGAACACGTCTGGATATTACCAATTGGCTTATCAACTCAAGTCTTACATATGATGATATTATAGGAGTTGGATGGTAATTATCAATTAAAACAATTTTGTTTGGAAATATTAAATTTTTTAAGTTCACCCCCTTCGATAAAAAAATAAAATGGTCTATCTTGAAAAAAACACATTTTTTATTATAATAAAAAATAATAATAAATAATAAAAAATAAAAATAAAAATAATAATTCAATTTTTAATAATTAATTTAATTTATAATATTATAATGCATACTAAGAAAAATAAATCTAATCAACTTACTAATAGTAATAGTAATAGTAATAGTAATAGTAATGGTAATGGTAATGGTAATGGTAATGGTAATATATCTACTAAGAATATT